GTTTGTAATTACAATCCGGTTCCCTGGCTCATGGAGCATCTGGACAGAAAGCACACTAAAGGCAAGAAGCGCAAAACAAACAAAAAACGATTGTATGTGGATATGCCTTGCGCATTTGATATTGAGACTAGCCGAGCATGTATTGACGCCGACGACAACCCCCACACCATTATGTATATCTGGCAATGTCAAATAGGTTTGGATACTACCATTATTGGCAGGACGTGGGATGAGTGGTTAAATTTTACAGGTGTAATCAGCGACTACTTGCAAGCAAACAGTGGTCCACAGGGTGACTGGTTTTTATGTATGTATGTCCATAATCTTGCCCACGAATTCCAATATCTGTCGGGGGTTCTGGATTTTGGTCCCGGTGACGTATTCGCCAGCAAGCCTCGCAGGGTATTAAAATGTGACAACCGCGCTATTGAATATCGTTGCAGTATGCGCCACAGCAACTTGTCCCTTGATGCTTGGGGCAAGCAGCTAGGGGCCCCTCATGCCAAATTGACCGGTACACTTGATTATTCAAAAGTGCGGTATCCCTGGACTCCCCTGACATCTACAGAATTAGCGTATTGTGTCAATGATGTCCGGTGTATTGTAGAGTGCTTGTTAATTGAGATGAAGCGAGACGGCGACGACCTGTATACGTTACCATTAACTCGTACCGGCTATGTCAGACGGATGGCCCGTGAAGCTATGTACAAATGGGGCATTAAACGGGTTAAGCGTTTATTGCCGTCGTGGGAATTGTATCAAATGCTGCGCGAGGCATTCCGAGGCGGTGACACGCACGCCAACCGCTATTATGTGGGTCTGCACCTAGAAAACGTCGGATCTGTGGATATGTCGAGCGCATACCCCGCAGTGCAATGCGAATGTTATTTCCCAATGACTCCATTTAGGCAGGAGCCGGCCACTGTCGAACGGCTGATGCAATGTATGAGACACGGCAAGGCGTGCCTCATGCGCTTGCAAGTAAAAGGCTTACGTCAGCGGTTCAAGTGGTGGGGATTTCCCTATATACCGCTTGCTAAAGTTCGGCACTGTGAAGGATACATTAACGACAATGGTCGTCTGTTGTCTGCTGAACATTTCGAGATCACCATAACCGATATAGATTTTAGAATCATTGCAAAAGAATATGATTGGGACGCCCTTAATGTTCTGGACCTGTACACGTCCGATTATGGCAAATTGCCTAAACCGTTGACAGATTGCGTCAAAGAATCCTACACCGGCAAGACATCCCTTAAAGGGGTTCCCGGTCAAGATTTGTACTATGTCAAAGCCAAGGGCGATCTTAACAGCTATTACGGTATGACCGCGCAGGACCCCTTGCAGCTGGATACACTTTTTGACGAGGACGGCCCCGACAATCTTTGGAGCGAATGCACCGACGACCCAGAGGGCAGCTATAACGACCACCGCCCGCATTTGTTCCTGCCCTACCAATGGGGCGTATGGACTACGGCCCACACGCGCAAGCGCCTAAAAATAGCGCAATGGGCCGCGGGCAAGAATGGCGTGTACTGTGATACCGATTCCGTCAAATACATGGGCAATATTGATTTGTCGGGCTTTAACAAAGCCGTAAAGCAACTTGCAAAAGACAACGGCGCTTGTGCCACCGACCCAAAAGGCAACACTCATTATATGGGTGTCTATGAGCAGGAGCGCAGCTATGCGGAGTTTATGACGTGGGGCGCTAAAAAATATGCGACTACCTATAAAAAAGGCGGGCCGATCACTACCACTATAGCAGGAGTTAGCAAGCGTAAAGGCGGTTTGGAGCTGGCCCTGTGGGGCGGTTTTGAGGTATTCAAGCCCGGGTTTACTTTTTGTTTGGCGGCAGGAAATCAGGTTATTTATAATGATCGGCCCACTGTTCCCGATTTTGTGGTTGATGGGCATACGGTCCACATTACAAGAAACCTGTGTATTTGTGATAATACCTACACTTTGGGAATAACCGACGAATACGCAAAGATACTAGGGTACAAGATTATGGAGGTTATCTGATGATTAAACTGTACACCGATGAAGGATGGCCGAATTTTTCCGAAAAGGATGGCATTTTGTCAACAGGGGCATCTATTATTTTTATATGGGGCGGACGTGGTACAGGCAAAACTTATGGAGCGCTAAAGCACGTCCACCAGACAAAGGAAGAATTTCTGTATTTGCGCCGTACGCCGCAGCAAGCGGAACTTATTTGCGCGTCGCCTAGTATGTGGCCGTGGTCTCCGTTGAATGACGATCTACAAACGCATTACGCCCCGTTTAAAATACCTAAAATAGCGGGACTGTATGAAGTAGGCAACGCAGGGGCCTACACTGATACAGGGTCTCCCATAAAACCGGCCCAAATGGCCGGTGTTGTGGGAAGTGTCGTCACATTGGCCAGGACCCGCGGTTTTTCAAGCCCCCATACCAATATAATTATTTTGGATGAATACCAGAAAGAAGAGTCCGACTACTATAGGCGAGGCGAGGGCGTGGGCCTTGCTAACATATATGAAACGGTCAACCGTAACCGCGAATTAAAGGGGCAAAAGCCCCTGACGCTGTTGTGTATGTCGAACGCTGTTGGCATGGCAAACCCCTATTATATGCAATGGGAGATTACCGATACAGTAGAAAAGATGATCGGGAAGAAAGAGCGCGTGAAGCTGCTGGCCGATAAAGGCATTTTGCTGATTGATCTTGTTGATAGTCCCATCGCAAAGGAAAAAGCAAATACGGCCCTCTATAGGTCCATGAGCGGAACAGACTTTTATAGATCAGCTATTGAAAACCAGTATAGCGCGGAAGAAAAGAGTTTGGTTGTGTCCCGGCCCCTGCGAGAATATTATCCGCTTGTACAAATTGGGCGGTGCTGCATCTACGAGCACAAGAGCAAGCCGCTATATTATGTATGCCGTCACAGGTCCGGTGAGATGCCTACATACGGCACCGGCGATTATGAGCGGAAACGGTTTAGGGCCGCGTATGGGTACATCTGGCCCGCATACTTGCAGCGGCAACTAGAATTTGAGCGGTACTCGGATGAAATATTCTTCCGTGAATATTGCGGCACTTGACTTTTATACACAGTATGTATATTATAAAGATAATCCCCGGTGCCCACAGGCAGCCCCCAGAAGGGGCGGGCAAGCGTCAGCCAGCGCAAGAACCGGGGATTTATTTGTATCTGTAAGGAGGTGCACAAAATGGATGCCAATACTATACTTCAGGCTATTTCTAACGTGGGTTTCCCCATTGCCGCATTCTTGCTAATGTGGTATCAGTGCAACACCGTGGTTAAGGAGAATACTGCGGCTATCACCGAAATGAGGCTCGCTCTGGACGAGATCAAGAAGGAGAGCTGACTTATGGGGTGCTATATCATTTTTGCCCAGTCAATCACAAACGAGCGCGCGTTCCTGCTGGCTGACCTGTGCGCACGTTTGAAAATCGACTACTACAGCGACTGGGCCGACGACGCCCACACGCGGCAGTGTTGCGCGGTGGGCCCTGTCACCAAAGGCGATAAGGACCAGGTAGTCAAATGCCTTGCATCTGACAAATACATTGTAATGGAGGCGATCAAAATTGAAAATCAGTGAAAAAGTGGCCCTTGCCCGGGCCGGATACAGTAAAGCAGAGATTGAGGCCATGGAAGCGCCCGCGCAGAATCCGGCCCCGGCCCCTGCTGTGCAGAATCCTGTAATTCCGCAGCAGGTCCCGCCCACGGTGGCCCCGGCCGCCGTACAGAATCAGCAGCAGACTACCCCGCCCGCACAGACGGGCGGGCAGTATGACGGCCTGGAAACCCTGCTACAGCAGATTTTGCAGGGGCAGCAGGCCAGCACCCAGGCAATGCAGGCCATGACCCAGACCATGCAGGCCAACGCGGTGGGTATGGGTGTGCAGCAACAGCCCGCAGCTACCGCCGACACCATCACGGCCCGGATTATTGACCCCACCTATGGAAAGGATGTGAAATAATATGCCCCTTGGTATGGATTTTGCGGATATTTCCGCGATTTTGATCGAGATCAATAAAATTGCTACCGGCCAGGAATCCACTACTCCCATTGTGGATACGTCCACTTTTACTAGCGTTGCACAGGCAACCTTGCTTACCGGCACCGACAACTACACCAAAGCTATTTCCCAGGTCCTTGGCCGTACCATTTTCGCAGTCCGGCCCTACGATGCACCGATGCGTAACTTGCAGATCACCGGCGACGACTGGGCAAATCACCGCCGCAAAATTAACTTCTGCGATTCTGACCCCGTGACTGATAAGGCGTGGGCGCTTACCGATGGGCAGTCTGTGGATATGTACGAGGTGCACAAGCCCAAAGTGCTACAGACTAACTACTACGGGCAGACCAACTACAGCCGCGTATACACCCAGGCAGATACCCAGATGGAAGCAGCCTTTAAGGGTCCGGAGGAGTTGGCCCAGTTCTGGTCCTCTTTTGTCCTGCATCTGTCGAACCAGATCGAGGCCGACCGGCGCAACCTGGCCGCTAACCTTATGGCAAACCACCTTGCCGGCATGACCGTTACGAACCCCGACAGCGTGGTCTATCTGCTTGACGAGTACAACGCCCAGCAGGGTACCAGACTTACGGTGAAGGATGTGTACAAGGAAGCCAACTTCCCCGGGTTCGCGGCCTACGCGTATGGGCGCATCAACGATATTTCCCGGTTGCTCAAAGAGCGCTCTATCAAATGGCACCAGAATTGGACCATCGGTGGCACCAAATATGACTTGATGCGGCATACCCCGTATGACCGGCAGCACCTGTACCTGTACAGCGGCACCCAGAGCCAAATTGACGCCAAAGTGATTCCGCAGGTCTACCACGACAACCTTCTTAAATACAGGGACGCCGAACTGATCACGTTCTGGCAGAACATCGACAATCGCGACCAGATCAGCGCCACCCCGGTGGTCACTACTGCCGCAGGCGTCGCCCAGAAAAACGCCGCAGTGCAGCTTTCCAATGTTTTCGGCTGCCTGCTGGACTTTGACACTGTCGGCTACACCCCGCGCCTGTCCCGTATTGTCCCCACGCCGATGAACGCGCGGGGCCTGTACACCAATTTCTGGTACCATTATGGGTGGAGCTGGTACGACGACTTCACCGAGAATGCGGTGCTTTTCCTCATGACGACCGGCGCCGCCACCGCGCCGAGCGCATCCAAGGCGGCGAGAGCCTCCACCCTGGAAACCACCACGCACAAGGACGCGGACCCCTCTAAGTCCTGACCGGCACCGGCGGGCATCTGCCCGCCGGTTATTTTATAGGAGGTGCAAAATGCAAGCTACCTTTTATCAGTTTGCAAAGCGCACAAACAGCACAAAGCGGCCCAGCGGTGGGCAGGGGTTTGGAATTGACCTTAAAGCCCCTTGTAATATCATTGACCCCGAGATCAAAATTGCAACACAGAGTGACCCCACCGGGTTCAATTATTGTTACCTTCCCACGTTCAGCCGGTATTACTGGGTGAAGAACTGGACATATTCGGACGGGCTTTGGAATGCGTCGCTGACTGTTGACACTCTTGCCAGCTACCGGGAACAGATCGGCAATAGTACGGAGTATGTCACAAGATCGTCGGCACAGTATGATGGTACAATTTCAGATGGACTCTACCCGGCATCGGCTAAAGTGCAAAGTGTAACAACCGCTTTTCAAGGTGGCTTTGCGGAAACAATTAGCGGGGGATTCTTTGTTATTGGGTTTATAGCTAAAGCCGCAAACTCCATAGGGGCTATTACATATGCAGTAATGACCCCTACAAATGCCAAAAAACTATCGGCAAAATTGCTGACTGATGTGTCATACCTTAGTATTGACAATTCAGAAATTAGCGACAATTTAACAAAGGTACTCTTTAATCCGTATCAATATATCGTAAGTTGTAACTATTTTCCATTTAACATCGCCGAACTCACAGCGCATTTACCGCTTGTTTCTAGTGTCGATGTGGGGTGGTGGTCGATAGACGTTCCATGTTGGATTTTGGGAGAAGACAATAACAAATTAACAAAATCGGTGAGCGTGAGTATCCCGAAGCACCCTCAAGCGGCAAGCCGCGGAGGGTATTGTAATGCCTCCCCCTACACGGACTACACTATCTTCTTGCAGCCCTTTGGAGTGATACCTCTTGACGCATCTAAACTGTGGGGCGCTGTCACCTTATCTATACAATATATGGTTGACCTTTTTACCGGCGACAGTATTTTACGTATATTCACCAACGCAAATCAGTTAGTACACGAAACAACAGCAAAACTCGGGGTTTCTATTCAACTATCTAATATTACTTTTGACATCCCATCAGGTAACAACGGACTGCTTCAAACCGGTATTGCTGCTGCGTTTGGAGGTCTACAGGCCGCGTTATCCGGTGGTTCTATTTCTGACGTTGGAAATGGTATTTTAAATGCTGCACAGGCAACTAATGCAGATGTAGCGAGCAAGGGCGCAACGGGGTCCACAATAGCTTTTGATACAATCCCTTATATAGTTGCCCGTTTTAAAATTCTTGTGGACGACAACAACGAGGACCACGGCAGGCCCCTTTGCCAGCGCGTCCAGCTGTTCAGTATCCCGGGGTTCATTATGGTAGATGACCCCGACATTGCATTAACCGCAACAGCCGCCGAGATTGACAGCGTTAAAAGCTATATGAAAAATGGATTCTTTTTAGAGTAGGAGGCGTAAACAATGGCAGTATACAAACAGTGTATTACTGACGTGTCGCCGATCAGAGTCACCGCCGGGTATCCGGCATACTCTGACGGTAGCCCCCACAGGGGCATTGACACAGTCCACGGAGATCATAAAGCCTATGCGCCCGAGTCTGGCGTTGTGGTCGTGGCTCAACACTGGAATGGCAGCACCTCGGGCGATCAGTCGTGGGGCAACATGATTAAAGTACGGATGGCCGACGGCACGACATGGCGGGCCGCGCACTTTGCCTCGCAAATTTGGAACGTGGGCGACACCATTTCCAAGGGGCAATTCATCGGCACACAGGGCGAGACCGGCAACGCCACAGGCATTCACACACATTGGGAATATGCCGATGCCGCCGGAAACCTAAGGGACCCGTCCAGCATTATCAGGATCCCGAATCAGGTGGGGACATGGGACGTAGAGTGGGACTCGGGCGGGGGCCCGGGCCCGGGTCCCGGGCCGGGCCCGGGTCCCGGGCCGTGGCCTACTGGCAAATTGCCGGTATGGTTGCTGTTTAAAATGGCGAAAGGGGGCCGTCTGCTGTGAGTGCTCCTTATAGTTACGAGCAAATCAACGCTCATGTGTCCCCGGTGACTCCATCCGTGATGCACACCAAGGGCAACAGCTTATCCTATTATTTTCGCAAATACCTGTTTCTTGAGGCCGTGTCTATGGTCCGATGGACATTGCCCGACACCTGGCCCAGTAACCGCTTGCAGTATCTTGTCTTTGGCTCGGGTGGTGTTACGGTGTTTAAAACTGACCGTTATGGCCTGGTATATGACAGAATGGGACTGACCGGCATTAACATTTTTTACAATCCCACCCACTCCATCATTGCAAACCCTTTTATCAAAGGGTCCCCATATTTGCAGATCGGAAAGCAATGCGAGATCATCAATTTACAGCCCGATTACCGCGGGATGGTGGATATTGTGGCCTATTATGGGGACATGATGGCCCTTGCCGCCCAGACCATCCAGAGCAATTTAATCAATAGCCGTCTTGCCTACGTGTTTGCGTCCGGCAACAAAGCGGGTGCAGAATCTTTTAAAAAGATGTTTGACGCGATTATGCAGGGCGACCCCGCCGTTTTTGTTGATGCCTCTTTGCTCAAAGCGCCCAAGAATGGGGCATCCGGGCAAGCCCCGTGGATGTATTTTGCAACTGACCTCAAAGGGAACTTCATCACCAACGAATTGCTTACAGCCCTTAAAACCATTAAAGCGCTGTTCGATACGGAAGTTGGCATTCCGAACACGAATACCAGCAAGAAAGAGCGGATGTTGACAGACGAAGTCAATTCTAACAACGTTGAGACAGCCGCAAAAGCGTCGCTATGGTTGGACAGCCTACAGCGTGGGTGTGAGCGGGTACACAAGCTCTTTGGAATTGACAAATCTACTTTGTGGGTGGACTGGAGGTTCCCGCCCGATACTAATACGCAGGAGGTAAACAACGATGCACGCAACCTTGAGTTTTAACGGGTTGTTGGCAGGATACCCAGAACTGTTCAATGACTTGAAAGTCCCCGACAGTGTATCTAAAGAAACTGTCTGCAATCAATTACTGTTTGATACACTGGAATTAGAGGTATTATACGCGGACGGCCTCACGATGCGTCGGGCGCTGGGCGTCTATTCGGAAACCATGCTTCCGAGCTGGACCCGGTACGCTGACGCTCTGGGCCTTAAATACGACGCTCTGGCATCGGATGACCGAACCAGAACAACCGACCATGCAGGGACCAGCAGCGGTACAAACAACCGCACAAACGGCGTGAAGGGGACGACTACAAGAGCGCCTAACCTGACCACCACCGGCCAGAATAACGGCAGTGACAGCACCACCCGGGACGTTACGGGGTTCGACAGTGGGACATTGCAAACCGCTGAACGGAGTACAACGGCCCTCGGTACTGGGAACACCATTACCAGCAGCGGCACCGACACGACCACCACAGATCAGACAACCACCGATAACAACACTTCGGAGTCACACGACGGCTACAACGACACCGTGACCGAGAAGGGCCGGGCAGGGCGAGACCCGCAAGACCTTATTACCAAAGAGTTGACCCTTGCAATGGAGAATGCCGTTCATAAAATCGTTACGGACATCCGGGCAAACTTTTGTTTGCTGGTATATTAAGGAGATGCTATTATGAGTATCAATCCCATTCACAAAGCGCCCTACACAAATTTCCATGACCTCAATCTTGATTGGATTATTGAGGTGCTGAATGAGTTTAATACCAAACTGACAAACTTTGTCAGTCTGGCTACAATCAAGTATGCGGACCCCATCCAGTGGGACATTACTAGCCAGTATGAAGCAAACACCGTGGTTGTGGACAGCAACGGAAACGCATATCTGTCTGTACGGCCTGTGCCGTCCGGTGTTTCTCTGGACCGGACGGAGTTTTGGACAAAAATTGGCAATTTCGACGAACTCTGGGCCGATGTGAAAAAAGCCATCACTCCCAACGATGAGGGCCATAGCCCTACCGCGACAGCTGCAAGAGCTGTCAACGATCTTGTCTGGGTCAACGGGGCGTTGGTACGTGTCACTAGAGCAATGACAGCCGGTGATGCCTATGTACCCGGATCCAACTGCGTGAGCAGCTCCACAAATGAAGTTTTGCATTACCTTATTACCGCGCTCAATGTGGGCTTGAGCGCAGAGCAAACGGCCCGGGAGGATGCCGACAACCAGCTTCAGACGGCTATCGCCGCAGAGCAGACGGCCCGGGAGGATGCCGACAACCAGCTTCAGACGGCTATCGCCGCAGAGCAGACGGCCCGGGAGGATGCCGACAACCAGCTTCAGACGGCTATCGCCGCAGAGCAGACGGCCCGGGAGGATGCCGACAACCAGCTTCAGACGGCTATCGCCGCAGAGCAGA